AGTAACACCAAGAGTTCCGCCAACTGTTACATTGCCAAAACTTACTGCTGTTCCAGAAGAACTAAAAATTGCATCTAGTGTATCTAAGTCTGCATTAAGTTTTGTTCCCCAAGTATCAGTAGATGCTCCTACTTCTGGTTTAGTTAAGTTTAAATTCGTTGTAAATGTATCTGCCATAATAATTCCTGTTTATGCTGCTATATCAGTCCAATCTGTATTTGTTGCGGACTGATCTGTCCAAGTTGTTGTAGCTGGTGTTTGTTGTGTATAGTCAGTTGTTGCTACAGTCTGGTCATTCCATTTTAAACCACCTATCGCAGAAAAACCACTTGTTTGTGCGATTGTGGATGCACCAGTAATTTTAAGACCGCCAAGTCCAGTCATGCCGCTTTCTTGTGCAATAGTGGCAGTTCCGTTTAACACCATCTCTGGTGTAGCGGTCATTCCTGATGTTTGGTCAATAGATGCCTGACCTAAAGCTATACGCACACCAGCTGCGGTAAAGCCTGTAGTTTGGTTTATTGATGTAGCACCATCAAGAACGATTGTTCCCGTAGCACTAACACCAGATGTTTGGTCTATAGATGCTGCGCCAAGTTTTACAACTTCGCCCGTTGCATCAAATGCAGAGGTTTGTGCAATAGTTGCTTCACCTTTATCAATCTGCCTTCCTGTAGCTGCAAAGCCAGATGTTTGATCTATAGATGCAGAACCTAGTTTAATAACTTCTGCGGTTGCAGTTACACCGCTTGTTTGAGCAATCGTAGCCGATGCTGGAAATACTATTGTTCCAGCAGATGTAAATGCAGAAGTTTGGTCTATGGATGCAACTGCTTTAACCGTAAGGCTACCAGCTGCACTAAAACCAGATGTTTGAGCTATGGTTGCGGCTGCAAACTCATATTCGGGCGTGCCGTAATCGGCTATCCCGTAATTAAGTTGACCATAGCCAATAGTGGCCATGTTGTTACGCTAGGGTAATATCTAAATCGCCAGCATCAAATCTAAATACATCTCCACTTGCAACAGTTTTAGATGCAGTTAGTGCCGCCCAACCCAATAGATTACCACTAGTAGCAGCATCAAATACTCCACAATGCGTTACAGTTCCCCATGCGCCAGTAGCAGTTACAAATTCAACTGCTGCTCCGTTGGTTGCTGTTGTAGGTGAAGTTCCACTTACTGTCATGTCAGGCATACTCTTACGAGCATAAGAGCCACCAGAACATTCAGTACCGCCACCTGTATCAGATGGTGCTGCTGTAAATAATCCAACATATAAAGTTGATGGTGCAGTATAAGCAGTACCACCAAACACATGAAGTAATACTTTGTTTTCTAAATAATCTGTAAATCCAGCCATTCTATTCTCCTTTATTAATTACCGTAGTAATAATTTCTTTTTTGTTTTTTTCCGTAGGTTCTTCTTCTCATCATAAGAGATCCTTTACCAAATGCAGATTTTTCTTGTTCTAATCGCATTTCTTCCAACGCTTTTTCAAATTGTTGAGTAAACATTGGTATTCTTTCATCTTCCATTAAATAAATAGAAGCGTGTTTTAATGCACCATATAAATACACATCTGGGTGTGATGCAGATACAAAGTTACTTGTATTTGAATCACTCAATGCAGATATTTTAGCATAGTAAGTAAGTTGTAGGGTATAAGAACTGTCAGGAGTTGGTGCTAATTCTATTGAGTCATCTACCATTGCATAATAAATAGGTTGACCAGAAGAATTATTATTTGCTTTTCTATAAACATCTATTGATTCTATAGATTGTTGAAATAAAGGACTAAAATTATTTGCTGTAATTTCTACATTAATTGCCTCTAACCAATCTGTTGGAACTGTTAAATATTGTGAGTCAGCAGTAGCAGTTGCTCTTTTAATCATGTCTTTAGTTCTTAACCTTCTGTTAAGTTCTGCTTCTGTGTTATCTATAAATGTATCAATATCAGATGTTAAATCTGATCTATTTAAATAATTTGCTATTGCTGTCTTTAATTCTGAATATGTCATACTTTGCCCTGCCAGGTTCTAAATACTTTATTGTCTGAATGGTTTAACCATTCTTTCCATTTTGCTGAATCTTGCGACCAACCTTCTCGTAATGCTTTTTGCCAAATTACCATTGGTACTTCAGCTATATGTCGCATATCTTTTCCAGGCTTTAATGTATTGTCCCTTAGTTTCTTAACATGGTCAATAACGGGTGCGACATTCTGTGTGGTGTGATAAACAAATTTATTATCTTCAGTTACAAATTCTGATTTGTAACCAGTTTTATGATCGGTAATTGTTCTTTTTGTTGTCATTTAAAAAGGGGGTGAGTTAAACCCACCCCAAGATAATCTAACTTATGTTGTTGTTAAATCAGCTACGACTCCATGAGCAGCTTCGTTGCTCATTTCTAAACCGTATTCAACTACTAACATTTTAGTTTCAGCATCACCTATTGTTGAGATGTCAACTGTTTTGAAATCTCTTAGGTAAGATACTTTTGCAAAGTCAGGATCTACTAATAATAGTGTTCTTTCTCTACTAAAGTTAGAAGGTACTATTTTAAGCTCACCAAAATCTGATGCGTAAATAGAAACAGAAGCCTCTACTGTGTTTGCATCAATCATTTGTCTAGCTGAACTTCTACCTGTGAAACCAGAAATTACTTGCTTGTTTACAGGGCCACATATTGCCATTGAAGGCTCGCCACCATTTGTGAAACAAGATTGTAATACTGCTTGAAGTAAAGTTTCAGTTAAAGCTCTTTGGTTACCTGATGTTGCATCAGTAGGAGCAGCACCGCCACCAGCTCCAGAACCACCAGTTCCTCTTGATACATTAGATGTAATCCAAGATTCAAAACCACCAGTTACTCTAGCTGTTGTTGCATTACCTGTTGTTTTAGCACCTTTTTGACAAAGAGCTGTTTCCATATCTCTTTTTAATGCTTTAGACATAATAGCAAGTTGATGAGCCATTTCTGACTTTTTACCTGCTGGATCACTAGCTTGTTGTGAGCCAGTTACAGTTGCATCTCTTGATGAGATCATTGCCACATTACTTACTCTTGAAGTAGCAGTTGAAGCAGCTCTTGAAAGTTCAAAACCTTCTAGCTGACCACTTCCGCTTGGAGTTGGTAATGATTCTGTTTGCCAATCAAAAACTACATTCTTGATTGAGTTTTTTCCGATTGATGACATAAACGGAGTTTGCTGTGGAGAAATGTTATAGATAACATCACTTAGTTGTTCTCTATCAGCAGTCGCAGTATATGTATCAAAAGCGTTAGTTACTTTAGCCATATTTTTTCCTTATAAAAAAAAGTTTATATTATTTGTTCAAAAAGTTTAGCTGCATCTTGCACTTTGCCAGTTTTAGCTAATCTTTGTTTTGCTCTTTTCACAGGAGTTGTAGATTTTGGAACATTTGAAGTGCCAGGTCTTGCGGTACGAGCTGCCGCTTTCTTTTCAGTTGGTTTCACTTTAGTCGCTTGTTGTGTATCGTTGTATAACCAGCCGTTTCTCAAACCAATTAATTGTCGGTAATCATAAACTGCATCAATTTCTTGTTGGGTATATCCCAAAACATTCATTGCATAATCTTTAATAGCAGTCTTTTCTCTACTTGCTATTTTATTATCTTGCCATTCAGGAATTAAATTAAGCAATTGTTGTTGTCCGTATTCAACAAATTGTTGAAATTTCTTTTGCTGTTCAACGTTAGATTCTTCTTGAATCCTTTTTGATTCAGCTTGCACGGCTTGCAACTTTTGCTTTTTCTCATTCCATACGTCTTTTTCACGGACATAAGCAATAGGATCTGCTTCGTAAAGTGCGTTCCAATCTGGCTCGTTTTCTAACTCGCCCTTCAAAGTTGATTCCATTCTAGGTAACAACTCTGCATAAATTGCATCTTTTTGAGAAACCTCTTGTTGTTGAGCTTCAATAGCTTTTCGCTGTTCAGCTAACTCTTGGGTTTTTCTCGTATAATCTCTTTGGCGACTGTATCCGTTTTGGAGTTCTTCAAGCGTGACCTGTGTATCTTCGCCGTCTACTTTAATAGTATATAGCTGTGGTTGCTCGGACTCCTCTTCTTCTACTTGATCTTCTTGGAGTTCTTGTTCTTCATCTTCTTCAACTTCGTCTTCTTCAAGGATTTCATCTTCGATAACTTCCTCTTCGTTAACTACATCTTCTGATGTTTGTTCTTGTATTTCGTTTTCTGATTGTTCCTCTGGAGTCAAAAAACTTTCAAAAGACTGTTCAGCCTCTTGTATGCTTGTTTGTAAACCAGTCGGCTTTGCGTTGTTGGTCATATTCATTCCTTAAAATGTAAAGTAATATTTTACTATATTACTTATATTTTACACAACTTTATGTAGTCTGCCTAATTGTGATTTTGTAATCTTACCTTTTTCTACAATAATGCGTAGATGTTTTTCAACTTCGGGTAACAGCTTAATAGCTTTGTGTAAATTTTCTCTTGTACTTATATCATCTGTTTCAGATGATAACCATAAGTTTGTATATTCATCTTTAAGTATTTGAATTGCTTTTTTAAATGTTTCAGAGTTTAGAATTAACTCTGCTTCGTTTGATTGTAATATCTCTTCTTGTGATGCCATATTAGCCTAAATTATCTAATACTCTTTGTATTCCTGCTAAATTTAAAGGGCTATAATTAGATGTTAATAATTCATTTTCTCTACCAAGAGAACCTGGCCCATCATCAATAAAAAGCTGATCGGCTCTTTTTGGTGGATTTTGCATTTTTGGTAAGCTAGGCCCACGAAGACCAGCAAAAGGAGTATATTCAAATGGATTTGGTACTACGCCAGTATTTATATCTTGTTGTGTAAATCCTTGTGGGTTATCAGAAGAATAAGCTACACCTGGAGCAATCATATTAGCTA